GTATCGTCTTCTGATAAATCCACATGTTTAGGGGTTTCTCTTTCTTCTCTACCTAGAAGGTAGTCTACAGAGACATCGAAATAGTCAGCAATCCGACTTAATTCATCTGAATTAGGAGTATTATTTTTCCACTTTGCTAGATAACCGTTAGAATATCCAAAATTAATTTCTAACTGCCGTATAGATATCTTTTTCCTCTTCGCCAAGTCTTTTATTATTTCATAGGTATTCATCGATAAAACAACCTTTCTAAATGTTTACAAAAAAAGTTTAGAAAAATACGCAGAAATAATTTGACTAATTCTGAGTAATGAGCTATACTATATCTTGTAAACAGATTTAACAACTAAAAAGACAACAAAAAACACTATTGATATGTAAATGCAGACCGCCAAGAAAGCTTTAAAATCAATGTTTTTATGTCTTATTTAATTATGCTCTTAGTATAGAGTATTACTCAGATACTGTCAATTGAATTTAGAAAAAAGTTGTTAAATTTGTTTACGAATATAAAAGAAAGGAATGAGAAATATGAACACACCGCAAATTTTTAATTTCGAACAAAACGAAGTTCGGACAATTTTAGTAAATGATGAACCATATTTTGTAGGCAAAGACGTTGCGAGTGTTTTGGGTTATTCAAACACTAAAGATGCTTTGTCGCGGCATGTAGATTTGGAAGATAAGATGGGGTCGCGAATCACGACCTCAGGTCAATCAAGAGAGATGACAATCATCAACGAATCTGGTTTGTACAGTTTAATCTTAAAATCAAAACTTCCCTCTGCCAAAAAATTTAAACGTTGGGTAACAAGTGAAGTGTTGCCAGCAATTAGAAAACATGGAGGTTATCTAACTCCAGAAAAAGTAGAAGAAGCTTTGCTTAATCCAGATACAATCATTCAATTAGCAACTCAACTAAAAGAAGAAAGAACTGGAAGATTAATCGCAGAACAAAAGATTGCAGAGTACGAACCTAAAATCTCCTATTTAGATAGCATATTATCTTCTACAGATTCAGTAACAATTAGTCAGATTGCAGCAGATTATGGGATGTCTCCACAACAGATGAATAAATTACTTCATAAACTAGGTATTCAGAAAAAAGTCGGTAACCAATGGTTATTGTGCAAAAAACACATGAACCAAGGATACACAAAATCTCATACAACTGAGATCCCGAAAGCCGATGGTGGCACTAAAATTGTAATGAATACCAAATGGACACAGAAAGGGCGTCTATTTATCTACGAATTACTAAAAAAAGAAGGATATTACCCTCAAATGGATTTAGAGGAAATTGGTTAGAAAGGAGTTTTAGTATGACTGACATTGCAGAAATCACTCAACGAGATAGAGAAAAAATCAAAGAATATGTCGAAAGTTCGAAGTTCTTAACTTACACCATGCTTGCTGAAAGATTTGGAATTAGTAAAAGCTATTTATCTTTAATTTTAAACGGTAAAAAGACTTCTGCAGAAGCAAACAGAATTATAGATTCGATTATCACTATGTACGAATTGTAAAGGGAGGAACAGCTAATGCAATATCTAGAAGCAAAAATCCCAATTCCAGAAGGCTATGTAATTATCTCCCAAGTGGATTATGAGGAGTTAAAAAAAGCTGATGATACTGGTAGATGGATGACGTTGCCAGAAGTGCTAGAACGGATTAACAGAAAATATGATTGGTTTACTTCTAGAGTTTTAAAGAACCCAAGATATAGAAATATTATCGATATCGAGAAAAACAAAAATGGATTTGTCTATTATCCAGTTGAAGGAAGAGACACATATCTATTTTTAAGAAGTAAAACACTTGAATTTTTAGAAACAAATTTTTCGGAAATCTTAAGGAGGCAAGCGGATGGGAAAATTTAATAGAGCGCTAGTGTTCAGCGCACCGCTAATCATCTACGCTTTAGGACTTTGGGGAAGCAGGCAAGCGTTGATAGGAACGATTGTTTACATGGTTTGGATTTTTATGGGGCTTGATGAAGCTGAAGCTGAGTACAGAGCGAAAAAGCCAACCGAGGGGGCTGACTAAAAATGAATAGAAAAGAGAAACTAGAATGTATATTACTATTACTCAGTTTAATTCTTTCACTAATTTCTCTATTGGGAAGTTTGTATTTTTGATATCAACAATTTTGTGGATTTGGGTTCTATTTAGAGTAAATATCATTTTTGTTTGGTGATTAAGGAGTTTATTAAAATTAATTTTCCCTACTTCAAATGCAAGGTAACAAGATATAGCACTTTTAGGAGGAATATTTAGCGGTACAGCTTCAGAGTATATTCTATTATCATCGACTGATCCTCCTTTAGCAATTAATTTCTTAAATGGAGTAGCTGACCATCTGCGGTTTAAGTTAGCGGATGAAAGTTCTAAATTAACTAACATAGCTGGTTCTGTTGAATAGTTAGAAATGATTACTTTTGTATAAATCATATCTGCAGCGAAGTAAGAAGCATTAAGTTCAACTTCTAGTTGAGGGCGCATTCCTTTTATTTTTATCCCTGTTAAAAACGTACTCAATATAAAACTTATTATTGACATCCATTGAAAAATTGTTAAGTGAAAAAAATTCAAAATAAACACCACCAGTTTTTAACTAAATTATACCAAAAAGGAGAGAAGAAATAATGCAAGAATTAGTAATTTTGAAAAATAAAGAAGCTGTGACTACGAGCTTACAAGTGGCAGAAAGCTTCGAGAAAAAACATCAACATGTTTTAAGAGATATTGATGCACTAAAAAAAGATGTGTCCAATTTTGGACAGATGTTTGTAGAAGGTAATGAACCAGATTCATATGGCAGAAATCGACGAGTTTTCTTCATTAGTAGAGATGGATTTTTCTTGCTGGCTATGGGGTTTACAGGAAAGAAAGCTATCTACTTCAAACAAAAATACATTGAAGCATTCAACGAAATGGAAGATGTTATTCGCAAGAATACTGTTCCTCAAACAATTGAAGATATGATGATCTATCAATTAGAAGAAATGAAAGATGTTAAAAAAGATGTTTCCATGCTTAAAGATACTATGCGAATTAGCGGACAACAAGAGTTTGAAATTAAGCAAAAAGGAAATATGAAAGTTATGGGAGTTCTAGGGGGAAAAGAAAGCCGAGCTTATGAAGAAATCAGCAAAAAAGTATTCTCAAAATTTTGGTCTGAATTTAAACGTACCTTTTCAATCCCAAGATATGGCGAGTTACCTCGTAAGAGATTCGATGATGCTGTTTCATTTATTGAAATGTGGTTGCCAGAAACTGCGATCCGTATGGAAATTGATCAACTGAACAGACAACAGAGACTTTTTGGTGATGACAATGAATAGAGCTGAAGCGCTAAGAATAGGGACGGCAATTGCTAATTGCTGGTGGAAATACTATAAACCAATCATCCTAAGCCAACAACATATTGACAAGCAAAAAGCATGGCAACAAATAAAAAAGTGACTCCGCCGGCAAGCAAAGAGTCACAAAGAAAACACATCATAAGGAGATTTTAGCATATGGAAAAAGAACTTTCCACTCTAGATCAATATTTGATTGATCCTGATTGGGGCAAGCCGAAAATTGAGGAAACAAGTGGTCGAAAAATCAGACGAAATCTTTTGACGAATGAAGAACTAGCTTGGGATCAAGATGATTTAGGCAACCATGTAACTATTTGGGATCATGTTTATCTTATCCATCTATCGAAGCATTCGAATAAACCTGAATATATTTACGTCATCGAAGATGGCTTGATTGATGCGCTAGAAGAGTATGACAGAGATAACTTGATTGATATCTCTTATTACGGACCAGGTAAGAAATACATTGCTGAAATGGAGGCAGAATTTGATGAGTGAAATCAAAGGGACAACGAACTTTGAAAAACTTTTTAGTCGTAAGTTAAATAAAATTCTCAAGAAAAAAGGAAATTTTGATTATTTATCTTGGGCTCACGCGTGGGAGATTATGAAAAAGAATGATCCACAGGCAACGGTAACTATTAATGAGTACAAACACTACAGGGTTGTTTCTGGAACTCATCAAGACTTTCTTGTTGAGGAATATAAACCTTTTCTTATGGATGAAACTGGGACTTATGTATCTGTCTCAGTAACGGTTAAAGGACACACGGAAACCGAATTATTTCCTGTTTTAGATTATCGAAACCAACCAGTTGTTAAACCAAATGCAATGCAAATCAATAACTCATTGAAGCGATGCTTTGTGAAAGCATTGGCTCTACACGGACTGGGATTATATGTATTTCAAGGGGAAGATATTCCAACACCACCTAGAATCGATACAAAGAAATTAAACATGCTAGAGACGATTCTAGAAGCTTTCAATGAGCAGATGGGTAAAGATATGACCAAAACCTTAATCGAATATGTTAATGAGCAGACAGATAAATTAGGGCTCTTAGCTGATAACGTTGAAACTATTGAACAGTTAAGCTATGAGCAATGTGCCTTGATGGAGCGAGCAATAGCAGCTAAGAGAAAAGAATTAGATAAGAAGTGATATGAGTGTTTAAACCATTAATCGATTCATATTCAGCGGTTCTGAAAAAGTTCAAAGGAAAAGACATAAGCGCAACCATCAATGAGGAAGTGAACATTGATCGACTAAAGACGATGTATGACGGCTACGATGGCGATCGAGTCATTGAAATTCGTTTTATTGATCCTAGACGTTTCACTGTACAGCAACGAAACTTCATCTATGCGCTGATAGGCGATATTTTCATCGATACAGGCATGCCAACGGACTTCTGGAAGGAATTCTTCTACTTTCGTTTTGAAGGTGTCACAGGGCGCAAAATAAGCCTGAAAGACGAATCGAATACAACTGTGAGTGATGCCAATGTCTTAGCAAATATCATCTTAGATTTCATCTTTGAACATCATATTCCTTTCAAAGAAGGCTATGAGATTTTACCTGCGAATCAAGAATATTACTTCTACAAATGCATCACAAAAAGAGTCTGCTGCATCTGTGGCAAAACAGGAGCTGACATCGATCACTTTGACAAAGCGCTAGGAAGACGAAAGCGCAAAGAAGTTGATCATGCAGAGTACACATTTGCAGCACTCTGCAGAATCCATCACACAGAGAAGCACAAAATAGGTGTGATTAATTTCAAAAATAAATATCAAATCAAAGGGATCAAATTAAACCAGAAAACAATCAAAAAGTTAAATATTGGAGGGTAAAAATGACAGAACATCGAAGTTATTATGCGATTATACCAGCCAACGTAAGGTACGACAAAAGACTTAAACCAAATACTAAGTTGTTATACGGAGAGATAACGGCCTTGTGTAATGAAAGAGGCTTTTGTTGGGCAGGCAATGAGTACTTTGCAGATTTATATGGTGTGAATAAAGAGACCATATCGCGATGGGTAAGTGATTTGATTAAGTTTGGATACTTGAATCGGGAAATCATTTACAAAGAGGGTACCAATCAAATAATCAATAGGTACCTACGAATTAATCAATACCCTATTGACGAAAAACGCAATACCCCTATTGACGAAAAAGTCAAAGATAATAATACATCTATTAATAATACATTTAATAATACAAAAGAATATATAAGAGAGTTACCGCCTTCGAAAAAATCGAAGGCTAAGCCCGTCCGTCATAAATACGGAGAGTATAAAAATGTTCTTTTGTCAGATGAGCAGATGGAGAAACTCAAAACAGAATTCCCTAATGATTACCAAGAGCGAATCGAACGACTGTCAGAGTATTGTGAATCATCTGGTAAGACTTATAAAAACTATTTGGCAACTATTCGAAGTTGGGCAAGGAAAGAAAAAAGTGAACCTAAGAACGCAAGCAGTGGATACAAGCGCACAGGAAGACGAGAGAAGCTTCCTGAATGGGCAATCGACCAAGAAGCCTATCTCAAGAAAAAAGCGCTAGAACGAGCTAATAGACAATCAAAAGCACCATTCTAAGAGGTGGAAAAATGAAGATCGATTATCTAGAACTAATTAATGAAATAGCGAATTATAAAAAGGGCGAGGAATTAGACGTCCTGAGAGACGTATATGATCAACTCGAAGAAGCTGGAATTGAAGGAATTAAGAATGATCGTTCGAGTTGGAGTAAGCTCAGATACTATTTCGCACTTTATATCGATACAACACAATTAAGAAATTTAGCATATACCAAATTACTATTTGTTGATTGTGTTAAAGGCTTGCAAAAACATCTTAATGAACTTGAGCAGGTGTAATCAGATGGACCTAAAGACATTTACAGCACAGATTGAACTAATGCATCAAGAAGCTTTAAGACAAAGTGTATCGTACGAAGACAAGTGGCTCAACACGTTCCATGGCGGACGTGAGAGCGCACTTGATCAAGTACTCAAATTACTGAAAGGAGAATGTCGGGATGGATAAGAAAGCGGCAATGCAGCGAATTATCGAATTGACTTATTCAGAAGATTGGCAAAATGACAAAGAAGCTGCTTCAGAAGTGATGAGACTTGGAAGAGCGATGTGGGCAGACAAGAGCAACAAGCCAAGACCGCGAAAAATCGCAATTTGGCACGGTGACAAACTTCTAGTGACAGGGACAGCTGAACAGTTAGCAAGTCTCACAGGCTTGCACGAGAAAATCGTGAGGAAAAGAGCAAGGTGTGGCTACACAGACGCTAAGAAGAGAACGTTTAGATACGTGGAGGAATCATCATGACAACAGAAGAAGTGATTCAAATGCGTATTCGAAGCCTTCAGCGTGAGATTGACGATCTGGAACGAACAAAGGCAGTGATGGTCAATGAAACGG